ATCCATTGTCTTAATGCTGATCTGCTTTGCCTGATCGGGTACGCTAAGAGCCAATGTGGTAACTTCTTTTACTTCGGTATTTTCGATCATATCATTTTCCTTTCTTATGGTTTTGTTTCCATCGGTAACAAGCAACTGCTGACAGCCACACGTTAAAGTCATTTTGATCCGTGTGGGGTATCAGTTTGTATTTTCCCTCTTTGTTCAACTCCAGAGCGAACCGTCGGGCTGCCGTGGGCTTCGGGAAACATCCGACAATATCAGGGGTGCCGCAATAAAGATGCGTCGTGTTCACTCCCGGCACTTCTGACCTTTCGACTTTCAATCCGCTATCGGCCATGAACTTTCTGAACGCTGCCAGATACGGCCTGATTTCATCGTCAAGGCTGTCGTCGTCAAGTTCCCCGGCAAGATCATAATGACAGGCAAGGTGAACCATTGAACCCTTATCCCGGCTCCATGAATCATACCAATCGGTGTTGATAAAGCCCTCGGCGGCCAGAATTTGCGTGATCGAATCCGGGTGTATGCCATTCCATGTATAGACATGGCCCTCGGGCTCCAGGGTCACGTTGAAGTCATTCAGCAGGGATTGCGCGGCAGTTTGTAACTCACACCAGGGCTCGGCCTTGCCGGACTTTATGTCGATGAATACGGCCATTATTGCGCTGCCTCTGCTAGTTCAAGATTGGTAATCTTGTTGCCGTATTGCCCGACGGTAAAGGTGATGTTTACCAATTCCCCGGACTCTTTGGCTGATCGTGCCAGGTCCGCAAACGTCTCGGAAAACGTGCCGTATTTGGCGTCGTTCTCGTCAAAGATCGTGAAGACAGTATAAGGCTTGCCGTCCTTCGTTTTGTCGCTCTTACTGGCTACGGATAGTATTTTGACCGTGACAACATTTTCCGCCTGTTCTTTTGCTGCCGGCGCCTTCTTTTGAGGGGCTTTGACAGGTTCCTTTGCGTCTTGAACGGTGATGATCGGTGCTTTGCCTTCTGTGTAAGTCGGCAATGCAGATGTATCAATCGGCATTTCTTCGGGTGAATACATACCGCCGAATTCATCCGGGAACGCCTCACGCAATGACTGAACAAGCGGGACTTTACGAATCATCGTGGCGGGCATATTTTTCCAGTTGCTCATTAATGATCCGTCTTTTTTCCTGCGCTCATATTCAGTAATAGAGACTTCGTTGCGGAATGAATGAGACCTGTCTTTACGGAATACTTCGGCCCATCCACCTAGTAATGTTTCCCCCGGTGCCAGGAACGAACCTTCCCGATATTGACACTGCTTGCTGTTATCCACCACGATGATACCGGCCTTGAATCCGTCATACTGGGGCAGAGCGTCGGCACGTTTCGTGAAGGTTTCTTTTCCGGTGATGATCGTCGCCGCTTCATCGCCGTACTTAATTAAATACGCCTCGCGCAAAAACGGGTTAAGACCCTGCGCCTGACAAAGCTGCATGAACATATATGCCTCTTGATCCGTTGCTTTCGGGCATACATACTTCTTGATGATCTCGATACTCAAACACGGTTGAGCCTTTTCGGTTTTCATTAATGCGTTTTCCATAACACTCCTTTCAAATTAGTTTATAAGAATAAATCCCATTCTCAATGTGCCGCTTAACTATCGTCTTGTCCGGCTCCACATGTTTTTTGACCTCATACAAACGCCGGGTGTAGCTCAACAATCTCAACTCATCCCTCATCTGCACGTTCGTTATCTCGCCCATCTTCAACCTATCCAACAGCCGTTGTGACTGCGGAGTGAGGGAAGGGCGGGTGAAGTCGAGGGATGGCTGGTTCATCTTATTTAGTCCCTATAAATTTTCGCATGCTGGTTTTAACAATAGGATTTTTGTTTTTCTTTTCTTCTTTGATTGCCAGTTTTAAATTGCGGCGGCGCTCACTTCTATTTATGCCCGGCAAGTCCGTTGCGATTCCTAAAGTCCGCGCCCGTTCGTTTAATGACTTGTAAATATTAGTTAGCATTATTTCATCACCTATAAATGTTTCGCTATCATGGTTATAATGCTGATAACCGTTACGGCCCCGGCTACGAATAAGAACGGCTTCCCCCATTTGATCTTTTCGTTCATCCATGCCTTGAAGTACGCCTCTGAACTAACCGGGATTTCCGGTCGCTTCACGCTCATGTCAACCATAAGTTCTTCGTCTCTCGGCCCCCACATATTGATTAGGTACATTTTTAAGCCCTCCGAATGATGAACACATAAACGTAAATGGTCATCGCTATTGATAAAAGAATGAAGTCGTACATGGTCATTCCTTTCAGTCGGTGACAATTTGTCACCAGTTGCTTACCGCCGCGCAACTTTGTTGGTTCGATCCCGGCGGGGATCGCCTTCTAATACTAAAATGTAGTGCTGTGTAACTGGCCCCTACAGTACCGATGATGTTTGTCGGTCGGACTTTTGATCTTCGCCTTTGAAGGGTGCTGCCGCGTTATGCCCTCGAGGTTAATCCCTCGATGTGTGGGCGCCCAAGGCTTTGTCGATCTGAGTCGCTTCGTGCTGCCATTTTTTAATCATGGCTGCATCATATACCTTTTATTTTAGTTGTCAAGAAAAATCTTTCACCTTTGAAATATTAATTTAGGCTTGACAAAGCTCTTTCAAAAATGTTATAAGAAATCATGCGTGAAAAATATCTAAAGAAAATCAAGTCAGAAGTCAAGGCGCATTCCGTGCCAAAAGTAGCAGAAAAGATAGGAATATCGTATATTTCTCTTTGGAGAATGCTCAACGGAACCAATACCGGCGGAACTGCCATTTGGGATAAAATCTTCGCCTATTATAAGTAACATTAAACATAACGAAAGGATAGCAAGCATGAACTATCAGGAATTTTTAAATAATAAATCTCAATACGGCACGTTATCAGGATTTGAACCTGTCTTTATGCCTGATTTCTTATTTGATTTCCAAAAGGAACTTGTTTTGTGGGCTGTCAAAAAGGGCAGGGAGGCGACCTTTGCCGATTGCGGCCTGGGAAAAACTCCAATGTTTCTTGTTTGGGCTGAGAATATTATCCGACATACAAACAAGAAAGTATTGATCGTGACTCCGCTTGCCGTTTCGCATCAAACAATCAGGGAAGGCGAGAAATTCGGGATTGAAGTTAAGCGATCCGATGATGGGCAACCAAAAGGAAAAATCACAGTTACTAATTATGAACGGCTACACCTGTTTAATACAAATGATTATGAGGCCGTTGTTTGCGATGAATCAAGTATTTTAAAAAACTTCGATGGATCACGCCGCAAGATCATCACGGAATTTTTAAGACAAAAACCCTACCGTCTTTTATGTACCGCAACGGCCTCGCCTAACGACTATATTGAGCTTGGAACTACATCAGAGGCCCTCGGTGAAATGGGATATATGGACATGTTGGGAAGGTTTTTCAAGAATGAGCAATCGAATTGTGCGCTCAAAACACAATACAGGGGAAGAGGCGACCGCGCTCCGCTTTGGCGATTTAAGAAACATGCAGAAATTCCTTTTTGGAAGTGGGTTTGCTCATGGGCGCGGGCCGTCAGGCGGCCTTCTGACTTAGGCTTTAATGATGGTTCTTTTATACTGCCATCACTTATCGAAAAACAGCATGTTATTGAAGATACACCTTTACTTCCCGGCGAACTATTTGCGCGTCCGGCAATCGGATTAAAAGAACAGCGCCAAGAAATGCGTCTTACCCTCGAGCACCGCTGTGAAAAGGCTGCCGACCTTGTTAAAAATAACGGCGTGGCTGTCATGTGGTGCCATTTAAACGACGAAGGCGATTACTTAGAAAAAATAACTCCCGACGCTGTTCAAGTTTCCGGCTCTGATTCAGATGATAAAAAAGAAGAGATATTGAAAAACTTTTCGGATGGGAAAATCAGAGTTTTAATCACAAAACCAAAGATAGCGGGATTTGGGCTCAACTGGCAACATTGTTCACATATAACTTTTTTCCCATCGCATAGTTTTGAACAATACTATCAAAGCGTTCGGCGCTGCTGGCGTTTTGGCCAGACTAAGCCCGTCACTGTTGACATTATTACAACCCAGGGCGGCGAATCAGTCCTGAAAAATATGCAAAAGAAATCATCGGCAGCAGATAAAATGTTCACCGAATTAGTCAAATACATGAACGATTCAATTAAGGTTGAAATTGACCGTAAATACACACAGAAAGTTGAGGTGCCAGCATGGCTATTGCAGAGCAAGAAGTCAATGACAAATACGCTATCTATCTAGGAGACTGTTTGGAAGTTATGTCCGATCTTCCAAAGGAAAGCATTCACCTTTCGGTTTATTCGCCGCCGTTTGGCGGACTATATTGTTATTCATCATCTGAAAGGGATTTATCAAACTGCAAAGATTATAATCAGTTTTTCGATCACTATAATTTTGTCGTCAATGAAATTTACCGGATAACGCTACCGGGAAGAATGACAGCTGTGCATTGCATGGACGTTCCTTCGGGTAATAGCGGCTGCGATCATCTTATGGACTTTCCGGGCGACATTATCCGATTGCATGAAAAGATTGGATTTAATTTCATTGCCCGTTACGCGGTATGGAAAGAACCTCTCGGTGTTCGCAATCGTACAATGGCAAAAAACCTAGCGCACAAATCCATTGTCGATGATTCGTCCAGGTGTTCAGTTGCTTCTGCTGATTATCTTTTAGTGTTTCGCAAAAAAGGCGAAAACAAAATTCCTATTACACACCCTAACGGCTTAATGGAATATCACGGTTCGCGTGAAATACCATCCGATTTACTTCCGCTCCGAGGATACAAGGGCAACCAGATTGAAAATCGTTATTCTCATTGGATATGGAGACAATACGCCTCTGCGTTTTGGGATGATGTACGGATTGAAAATGTTTTACCATTCAAGGAATCGCGCGATGAAGAGGATGAAAAACACGTCCACCCATTACAACTCGACGTTATTAATCGCTGCCTTGTTTTATGGTCAAATCCCGGTGAAATCGTTTTCACTCCATTTATGGGCGTTGGTTCAGAGGTGTATTGTGCTGTTAAAAATGGACGCAAAGGAATCGGCGCGGAACTTAAACCATCCTATTACCGACAGGCCGTCAAAAACATATCTTTAATTCATGAAGAGCGTGAGCAAGGCGACTTGCTATCAATGTGCAGCTAAACAAAACATAGGGTACAGAAATGCCAATCCAATTTACGAATGAAGCAGGGCAGTTCCCTAGTGAGCTTGTGAGCACATGGGATGAGCTTAAGAAACCCAACCTTGGATTTTACGAATCAAAAGGCGCTGCAATCGGCAAGTTGGTTGACGAAAAGAATGTGGCTTATGGTGACTCATTTCATCAAAGCGGCCGCGTCCTGAAAGTCTTATATCCACACGGAATCAAGCCGGAGCAATACGACAAGGCGCTATATATTGTCAGAGTAATTGACAAACTGTTCCGTCTGGCAACCGACAACGACAAATTCGGTGAATCACCGGCGCGTGATATCGCAGGGTATTCAATACTTTTATAGGGGGAATGATCATGATCTGGTTTGCGTTTGCCGTAGGCTTGTTTTTGGGCGCGTTCTTCGGGTGTTTCTTGATGGCTATTATCGCAGTCAATAGGGAAGGATATGACGAATAAAGGTTTATCTGACTCCAATCTTTTAAAGCTCAGAAGGCAGGCAGTCCACAAGCATTTTAATGACTGCTGCTTCTTTTGTGGTCAGCATAAATCTCAAACTCCGTTAGAAGATCATCATATCGTGAAACGCAAAGCACTGTTACTTCGTTACGATTGGCGGAACTCTATCCTCGTCTGCAAGTACGTTTGTCATAATTACGCCGAAACACCTGCAGGCAAACACAAGATAGATTTGTACCTAACAAAGTCAGGGTTTCGTGAATATTTGCAGGCAAGAACTGGATGCTGCAAGAACTGGTTTGTCAAGCAGGGCATAACACGCAAGGATTTTCTTAAAGAAGTATATGAGGATTTGAAAGCTAAGTTAAATGAGCCGGTGTTTTAATGGATCACAGAATATTTCCGACAGTTTTGATGATTTTAGATATTTGCGCGGCATTGGTTTACATACCAACGGGAAATTGGAGAATGATTTGCTACTGGTTGGCAGCATCACTGCTGACGTTTGTGGTGACATGGTGAAACGGTTGAAGTGCCCGAAATGCCAATCAGGAAACGTCTATGGTCAAGAAGGCGAACTGGTTTGTATGATGTGCGGCAAGAGATGGTATCCAGAGGGAGGGATTATGTCAAGAATTGCGGTGTGTAGTAATTGCAAGCGTGAAACGAGCATCGTCGCCAAAGGACTATGCGGTGTCTGCTATACGGCGGTCCACGGGAAATTTGATGAGGGATCGGACCCTTACATTGAAGCACTTCTAAAGGCAAAAGAGAGATGCGCTGGATTGGTAGTGGCGCCGGTTAAGAAGGGCAGGCCGAAGAAAGAGGCGGTGATTGATTCATCTTCAATTACAAATTACTCCGACAAATCATTCACCAGTGGCTCAAATAACGTTACTGAGCAAGCAAAAGCAAATCTCATAAGTTTATTAAAAACAAAACGCGATCAGATCAACCAGGCGATTGAAGTAATTGAGGCATTATAATTTGAAAACAGCGGCTAGATTTCATGGATCGAAAAGGCTGAACACCTCCAGCCCTGCCGCTTAAACTTGAGGACGCCGGGAAGGTGAGGCAAAGAAAATGGCACGAATAAGAATGATTAAACCGGAATTTTGGGATGATGAAAAACTATCATCTGTATCCAGAGACGCTCGACTTACTTTTATCGGTATGTGGAATAATGCAGATGACTATGCAGTCGTCAAAGGTCATCACCTCTGGTTAAAAAATAACATCTTTCCGTATGACGAAATAAAACAATCTGACTTTCAAAAGTGGCTTTGTGAGTTGGAAAATATCAGGGTCATAATCCCATTTGAAAGCGATGGTGAAAAGTATTATTATATTAAGAACTTCCTGAAACATCAAACAATTAACAGACCTTCTCAAGTAAAAAACCCGACACCTCCCGACAATATCAATGAGTGCTCACTGAATACTCACGGAGTGCTCACGTCCCAAATTAAATTAAATAAAGAAGAAATTAAATTAAAAGAAAGGGAAGGGAATACGCCTGACGGCGGCCTTCCTTCACAAAAACCTAAAATTCCAAAAACAAAATATCTCGATTCAGTCTTCTTGACGGATCAGGAATATAAAAAACTCCAAGAGGCAATGGGCCAGAAGAACTTGGACACTGGGATTGAGCAACTTGATTACAGCATCAGTGTGAAGGGCGGTAAATACAAAGATCATTACAAAACAATCCTGAATTGGAATAAACGCGGATTTTTAAAACAGAACGGAGGCGATACAAATGCAACAGGCAATGGCAGTTTTAGGAAACAAATACGGACTGAACGGGACGCCATCAATGCAGCAGCAGACGACGAAGCCGACATTATCAACAGGGAAAGAGCCGAAAGAATCGCAAGAGAGGCTGCTCGCATATCCGCCAATGGTCAACCCACGACGGACGCCTGAGAATATCATCAGGAGTATTTTTGTAAATGAATCCGACTATAACGATTTTGTAAAGCACCTGGGTACTTGTCAGAAGACACATGCGGAATGGGATCACTACCGACAGAAAATACCCGATGATCTGTTGGCAAAGTTCAAGATGCTTTTAGAAGCCTGCCGTGAAAACGGATTCATCGGGCCGCGTATCATCGACGGTAAGATGGTATTCAGCCAGGTATTATCGAAAAAGCGTAACAGGAAAGAATCAGATCAATGCACCATGTGTCCGAATAACATCGTTTCCAAAACGTGCAAAGGGCGGATGTTTTATAACTCTAAATTCCAGAAAATATTTGAGCCATGTTGGACGGCAATGGGTTTATCAGCACGAGAACAAGCACAAAAGGAAGTGGAATAAGTGAACGACATAAAAGACTTACCTCAAAAAAGATACTATACACCGAATGAAGTCGCCGTGATTTTCAATGTTAAAATCAAGACGCTATATTCCTGGATGCAGGAGGGGAAAGTTGCGTTTATTGTACCGGCGGGCGGAAGATTGAAACGGATCAGCCGGGAGGAAGTCGAACGAATGAAAGTGGATGGGATGGCATGATGAAAGTAGGTAGAAAGAAGGGGTCTATCCCGTGGAATAAAGGTGTCCATATGTGGGTGGATAAACCTCACCCAAGAGGGACGCTTGGTAAATCATACACACATAAACCAATTACAGATGAAACTCGGAAAAAGTTATCAATAAGTCACCGTGGATTAAAGTATCCAAGCAGAACAGGCGAGAAAAGCCATTTATGGAGAGGTGGCATAACTCCAGAAAACGAAAAACAAAGAAGGTCGTCTGAGTATAATAATTGGCGGTTATGTGTTTTTGAACGTGACGAATATACATGCCAAGACTGCCATAAAATAGGTGGAAATATTCACGCCCATCATATTGAGAAATTTTCTGACCGTATTGATTTGAGGTTTGATATACAAAATGGGGTAACACTTTGCACCGATTGCCACGGTAAACGGCACGGACTTATCTTTTCACTCATAGCATTAAACAAATGTCCTGATTGCGGAAAGAAAATTAAAGTCGGAGCAAAGAGGTGTATATCTTGTCAGAAAATATTCACGAAAAACAATCGTAAAAAGTGCGTTGATTGTGGAGTTGCTATTAATCGGGTTAGTAAGCGCTGCCGATCCTGTGCTGCAAAAATAAATATTATGAAAACTGGTCATGTTGATTTCTGGAGGTATAAAAAGTGCAATACAAAATTCAATATTTGCCAATCGGCCAACTTGTTTTAAACAAAGACAATCCAAGACTGATCCGGGATGCTAATTTTAAGCGGTTGGTTAAATCTTTAAAAGAATGCCCATCACTTTTTGATGCTCGCCCTTGCATATGTTCAAGCCGCACAGGGGAAAACGTCATTATGGGTGGAAATATGCGTTACTTAGCGGCAAAGGAATTGAAATATAAAGAGGTTCCTGTAATCGTTATGTATGGGCTGACGGAGGCACAAGAAAAAGAAATTGTTATCAAAGACAACGGAACAGAGTTCGGCGAGTGGAATATGGACGCGCTCAGTTCATCATGGTCGGACCTGCCCCTTGCCGATTGGGGCGTTGATTTGCCGGAGGATTGGCTAAATCCAATTCCGGAAGAAAACAAGGCCATTGATGAGGCTGCTATGGCTGACACGAAAAACGAGTGTCCGAAGTGTGGCTTCCAATGGTGAAACCTACTGTTATTTCAACTTTTGCCGGTTGTGGGGGTTCATCGCTGGGTTATCAAATGGCCGGTTTTCACGAACTGCTTGCCGTTGAATGGGATCAGAACGCAGTCGATACTTTCCGTCTTAATTTCCCGGACGTGCCTGTTTATCATGGTGATATTGCGAAGCTGACCGGTGCAGAGTGCATGAAATTGGCCGGGATTGAAAAAGGCGTCCTTGACGTTTTCGATGGTTCGCCGCCATGCCAGGGATTCAGCACAGCCGGA